TTTCCAGTTTCTGCTGTTGCCCATGCACCCGAATCTTTCTTATAAAATGAAGGTGCAGTAAGAGGAATTCCTGCGTTTGTATAAGGTACTAAGGCATAATCACCATTACTACCAAATGCGGCTTCCGGAACATTGCCGGCTGTTATATCTGTTGCTGTTGCAGTTGGAATAGTAACTGTTTGTGCAACCCATGCACTTGATTCTACACTAACTTGCTTATATTCAAATAGACCAAATGTAGTGTTTCCTAAGTCCCACCACCAAGCACCGTTAGGCGGAGCACTTGTAGGCTCTATTGATGAAGGTTCTAATTGTGAAGTATTAACATCGGCCCTCATAATATATGCTCTGTTTGCGGCACCTAAATATGAATAAGCCGCTAACAAACCATATTCGTTTGTTTCGTAACCTTGTTGAACTGTTCCTGATACTGATTTAAAATATGGTTTACCATATTGTTGAAGCAGTTCTCGTTGACTTGTAATCAGATGAGGTTTAACTGCTGTAGCAGAAGTAGTATATCCTGCTGTTGCGGTCGAATCTGTGCCATCTGCTTTATCTTGTGAGGATGCAACGATAATAAGTGGAACTGTTCCTGCGCCTGCCGAGCCGTAAAAACTTTCATCTATAACCGATACCGCCACACCTGGTGATACTAATGTTGCCATAATTCTTTCCTTTAAATAATGGAATTAACTTGTTTTAACTTTTATGTATTTATCGGTAAGGCGAAAAAATGGGCAATTTTACCGGTTAAGTAGTCTGTTAACCTATGACAAACCCGAGAGGATCGCTACCTTCGTTGTGGAGAGTTAAGTCTTGTTCTAACTTGTCTATTTCTGCAATGGCATCCTGACGCAAGGCGTCGCCATTTAATGTAGTGCCTCCTTGGGGTCCAGCAATAGCACCAAATTTGCTTCTTGCTTCACTTAACATTAATTTTGCTTGGCACAATGAATAGTCTTTCAACCACGGACCAGAGTATGTATCTATAATTAAATTTTCTTCAAGTCTATAATTATAAACATGAAGAACAACATCTGTATCTGCTTTTATACGTCTGTGAACACGTAATTTTTTACTTTGGGGGCGATAATCAAACATAATTTCTGATCCAAACATTTTACCTAAATGTTCTCTATGTTCAGCGTATGCTTCAAATGTTGCTAATCCGCCTGCCCTTCCTGAATGTAATAGATAGGTATTTAAATACGCCGCTTCAAATGGTTCTATATCATTACCAGATGAACTATGTGATCCTGTTACTCGTCTATAAATATCTCTTACTTCAATAACCTCGTCGGGTAATGTATATTCGGATACATCTATTTTAAGTTCCATTAAAACAAACGATTCTTCCGTACTTTGAGAACTTCGTTGTCGATATTTTTCCAGACTTTTAGTAATTGCTAGATTATAATGATCAGGATCTAGCTCAACATCTACCATTCCTCCGCCTAGGCGAAGTTCTATTTCTCTTGTTAAAGTATCTCTCGCGGCCATAACGCATGTCTCCGTATAGTATTTATTCGGAAACTGGTTATGTTACTTGAAAGTTTGCAGGATAACTGTATCGTCAGATATACGACCAGTAAGTTTAGTTTCGGTTGTTTTGATTTCAGATTCAAACCATTTACCAAACTTATGTTTTGTTGCCTTTTTAGCAAAATTTAATTGCTCTTTAGGCTTCCGGAGGGTCTTTTTAGTTGAATTTGCATCGCTGAAATTAAGAAGTGTTGTACCTTTAATTTTAAAGCCGCGATCATCGTCTGCTACATAAACACCCAATTTACGATATTTACACTGGTATATAATTGCCATAGTAGCACCAATAATATTAGTAGGATTGACGCTAGTAATTCCAAGAGTTGCATCTGTTTGTTTATATTTGAGTTTAGAAATTTGTTTTTCAACACTTACTGGTTTCTTTTTACGTTGTTTCCGTGTTGCTTTCGATTCTCCAACTATAACATCACACGCATCGATGAACCTATTTATAAGTTCAATTAACCCTTCCATTCGCTTATTTTTTAGCAAATGTGAATATGCTTCTTTAAGATCGTCGTCGGTTCCTTTAAGGGCTTCTTTAAATTCTTCAAGTTCTATCTCCCAATCTTTTTTAATGCGTCGTGCATGAGCTTGAGTACAATTACAACTTTGTAAATATCCATAAGGATCAATAATAGCAGGATTAAACAAGTTTGTATTCTCAACATACATATCAGTCCATTGAACAAATTGGCTATCCATTTCATCAGATTGGTCTTTAATCCTGTCTTGTATAGTCGGACCTTGGGCTCGTTGTTCTTGTTTTACACTAATTGTTTCTTTTTTAATACTACCTTGCTTGCAAATATATTCAACATGTTTATCTAATCTTTCAATAACATCCATTTCAACATTAAACTTAGCACCACGAGTAGACATACGAGCAAGCCATCCATAGGTAGGAATAATAAAAATCTCCGGACATGCTTTAACTTGTTTTGCTTCATCTATACGACCATAATCAACTAGATATTCTGCGATGTATTTTTTGGCATCTTTAACATTTCTATGGTAAGTGTAATAATTAAATCCATCACGCACCTGTTTTTCTATAATTTCTTCTCCCTCAGTAAACTCAGGTTCAGGTCCTGTATACTGTTCGTCAACAGTAATATGTGATATACGTTTTTTTTTCTTCGGTACTTTTTTAAGTAAATTTGATTTAGTAGCCATTTAATACCCTTTTAACTTTTATTTATTAAATCTACGGGAAGATCCCTTCCAACCATTATGATCGCCATTTCGTTGTCCTTTATACGAATGACAAGATTGGCAAAGTTCATCTAGATTAGAAAGATCATTATGATTAGGATTGCCATCAATATGATCAATTTGTGTTCTGCCTTTATAGTCCTTTGGCATATTAACAAAATCAGTCCAACAATCAAATCCTAAGTGTCCATCTTTATTATTACAAGTTCCATCATTAAATGGTGTAACTCCTTTTGCATGAGGATGTTTACCAAAATTTGCGGCTTGACAATGTCCGCATACAGGCCTCCATCTCGGTGCTTCATCGTCAATCTTTCCTGTTATACATGCTACTGGTTTTTCGCATCCATAACTACAACATATTGGTCTCATATTTTATACCAAATCTATATGTTCTGTGATCACCATTCGACCACCAGTTTTCCAATGTTTGATAAATCCAACAATGTCATCTTGGTATCGCATAACGTGTTCGGCGAATCCCATTGTTCCATCGGAACATTCAAAAAATAATCTCAATCTACACATATTATAACGCTCCAAAAAAAATCCATTCATCCATCCAAATCCAAATTATATCTGGTAATTCTGCCCACCTACAAAGATGAATAAAGTTACTATTAAAAAAATAATACCATTCAGCACTAACAAAACTGAATGCATATCCTGCCATAAATGCTAAAATAATGATTAAAAATATTTTCATAGTACATATATTATACTATCTATAACAATAATGTCAACCAAAAAAGTAAAAATAGTATATAATTGACACAAAAAAACAGATAAATATTTAGATAATACGAAGGAGTTATATTATGGAAACAATGTTAGCAATTTTCGGCGCCAAATGGTGTTGTGTTTTTGCATCAACGATGGGAGGATTGACTAATGGACTAGTCCACACTTGGCTTGGATGGGCCAAAGAAGCCAAAAATTTAGCACTCGCCGCTGTTACAGGCTGGCTCGCAGCCGAATTTTTTATTCCTGCTTTAATGGAGCAGTTCGAATTCGGACCTTATACCGCACTTGCTATTGCATTTTTTATTGGGTATGCTGGTATCAGATTATTACCACACTTGGAAAAGAAAATTGTTAGTAAATTGGATAAGTCAATAGATTCTATAGATAAGGACTAAAATGCCGGTACAAACAATGCAAAGTATAGCAGACAAAATCATCCTCGAACCAACGACCGCTACAGTATCGGAGTAGCGGTTAAACCAATCTTAATCCTGACCATTTATTTATATTAGCTGAGCTATTCCCCTTTATGGGTAAAATTTATCTTTGCCTTTATTTAAAAGCAAAATAATATCATTATCCGTTGCTTCATCTTTTGCCCATCGAGGTTTTTTAGGGTCAATAAAACATTCTATCGCCTGAATGATAATTTTTAATTCTTCTTGGATAAGAGCAAAATTGTGTGTCTGTATGTGTTTCATTTTCAAACTCTCTATATTATAAACTGGCGGTCCCAATGGGATTTGAACCCATGTCGCCAGCGTGACAGGCTGGTGTCCTAGACCGACTAGACGATGGGACCAATAATAAAAGATTTGTTAGGCAGAGCCTAGACTATTCTATCCTCAACCCGTTGCACGTACGATGGGCCTTTTTGGATAGACATCTTAACTTCATCTAGGTAGATCACTTACTTCACATTCAGGAATTAGGAGTCCGTCCCTCCGAACCTGGCTTTGGTGTCATTTACCTAACAAATCAATTTTTGGCTCCCCGAGCCGGACTCGAACCAGCGACCCGATGATTAACAGTCATCTGCTCTACCACTGAGCTACCGAGGATTTGGGATCCATCTTCATCTAACCCTAACTCTTCTACTTCGTCTTCGGTGAACTCAATAACTAAGTCGCCGTCTTCGTTTTCAA